AGCCCTGCCTGCTTACCCGCAACCGAGAGATCCTGGCACGGGCTGCCGCCAATAACCACATTGACGGGCTCAACAAGGCTGCCGTTTATCTTTGTTATATCGCCGTAGTGTTTCAAGGCTTCGCCTCCCTCAAAAAGTCGGGGTATAGCCCTTTGTGGAGTTCTTTTTCAATAGCCTTTTTAATTTTCTCGACCGGATCCGGCATAGCCGGTGCCGCCATTGACGTTAAAAGATCCGCTGAAATCTTGGCAGCGCACTGCGCTTTGTTTCTGTCATCCTCATAGTACCGGATGTTCTTATCAATGTAGCGGCAATATGCGTGCTCAACCTCTGCGCCCGCACTCTGCTTAAAGTCCGGCAGGAAAGCAACCACATCTGCTGTATCAATCATTGCAAAGCAGATACGCATATAATCAGCTGGCTGCATACCGATGGGCATCCAGGTGGGTGTGAGTACGGTGAACCCCTTTTTTTTGTAGAAATTTTCAGCCTCCTCAAACTTTGCCTTATAATCGGGATCGCCGGTGATTTTCCCGGCTATGTATATTTTAGTTGCCATACTTGTTTACCTCATTCCCCCAGACATCCCAGCCCGGTGTTGTATTCCTTGCAAAAAGCTCTATGTAAGAATGATTTTCCCCCATCAGCTCTCGGATCTTATCTCGTGTAATATCCGGCTTTTGGGAATGGGCACGCAGCGGTGCAAAAATGAGTTGACTTACGCTGTTGCTTGCCCTGTGGAGCTTACCCTTAGTAAGCTATAAGGCAAGGCTCCGTGTTACCCCTGGTCCAACGCCCAAGGCCGAAAAAGTAGCCATTGCCACTGCGGTTTTGTTTTACCCACTGAAAGCCGATGCTTCTATACTTAAAACCCCATGCCTCAATTACTTGCAATGCCTCTTTGAGCTTTGGGTAAGTTGCCCAAAGGAAAAGCACGCAGTTATCAGCCGCCAGATCCTGCACCGGCAGGCTACATATATCCTCAATACGCATTGTGGGGTAATGGTCGGCAGCAGTGCCTTCGCATCGCTCGTCCTGATATTTCCATGGCGGATCTGCGTATATAACGCTGTATTTTTTATTTGGAAAAGGTATCATTGTTTGCCTCCTTGTTTTTAGTGTTCAACGCCTATGTAGTCGGGCACCTCTCAACAAAACCAGTCGTTAGCAAGCTCGAGAGCCTCCTCTTTAGCCTCTTTTTTTGCTTTGGCAGTTTCGCCCTCCACCGAGTTAATAACCGCTTTTGCTAAAAATTCCATACGGCGGCGCAAGCCCTCGATTTCTTTCGAGGCTCGGTTGTCGTACTCGTCTTTGCTTTTTCGGAATTGCAAAAACTCCTCAAAGAGTCCCTCGGTCATTTCTACCGTAATTTTCATATTGCCAGGGTAAGGAATAGATACAGAGCCGTCTTTTTCGATTTTAATACTTTCCATATTTACCTCTTAAATGTTATCTCGCGGAGGTCGATATTTCCCGCCGCGAGGAGCTTGTTATAAACTTGTCGCAACTCATTTATAAAGAATTGCGAGCGGTGTATGGAGCAGCCGTCCTCGCCAAGATAGCGCAAAAATTCGTTTTTCGCCCTTGTGGGAGGTGTGAGTGCCGCTATAATCGGCTCGCCCTCGGATAAGCAAAGACGGAGGCAATGAGCAAGGGTTTTTCCCGTTCCTCTATAACCGCTTACATAGTAATTGTAGGGTTTATTGTAGAAAATAAATGCTTTTTGCCAATCGTAGAGCTTTAACCCGAGAGCTTGCTCTACTTTTCGTATTGTGCGCTCTCTGCGCCGTTCTGCTGCGTCGCGGAGTTCCTTAACCTCTTTAGCAAGAGCGTTATAACCTGGGTGCTCTATTAAGTCCTCAAGGATAACTGCGCCCTCGTCAGTACCCGTATAAACAACCTCGCCTATAATGTCGGTGCCCGAGTTTCTTATTTTTGTAATTGCGACGGCGGTTTTATCGGTGCCGTCGCTCGTGTATGTTAAAATGTGTTTTTCCATATTGCCGCCTCCATACGCGCCTATCGGCGCAGATTACTTAAAGATTTTGTGATTGAACAGACAAGCGGGGGCTACGCCGTAATCGTTGTGCGCTTTGTTTACGCTCACCGCACCGCCTGGAACGACAAATCGCGCGTCGTCCGCGCAACAATGGCTGCAAGTCCAAGGCGTAAGAGTCCACCACCAATTATTAAAGCGCGGCACGGACTCTCTGTATTTGCGGTAAAGGTCGCACGAGAGAATAAAAACGTAATCCTCGGCGGTGCCGTAGTTTTTCATTCCGTCGTCGGATGTCAAGTCCGATACAAACGGGAGGAGGTCACCGCGGTTGAATTGTTCGAGGTATTCTCCATTAAGGTATTTGCGGAGCGAGGAGATGCGCCAGTCGTTTTTATTGCTTTTATCGAGCGGCATTTCTTCCTCGAGCAGCTTCGAAACGATGGCAAGCACGCCGCCCTGTTCCTCTCCGAGAGCGGTAAACTCAATTCCGTTATACTCGAATTGCTCGCCGGGTTTCGGAATTTCGATTTTATCTTTTTTCGCTCCCGCTGCGGAGTCCTCCTCGGTGTAGTCCTCTTTGATTTCCTCGGGCGTGAATTTCCCGGCGAAAGCAAGAGCTAAAACTGCATTTGCTCTCTTTTGGTTTTCTTCTGCTTTTGCGCTTGTAGCTATGTCGTAGCAAAGAGACTCAATAGCGCGTAAAATATTGTTGTTCATAACTTTTCCTCTTTTCTTGAATGTTTTTATTCTTCGTCGGTAGTATATTGCAAAATCTCTTTAAGCGGCTCTTTTATGAGCTTTTCGTCTCCGAAACTCGGAAGCACGACACCGCACAATATGAGCCCACTTTTAATTGCGAAATACAGCATTCCGTCTGTTCTTGTTCTTTCATATATCTCATATCCTGTTTCTATGTCCGCGAATGGCTCCAAATATCGCGTGTTTATGTACATAATCCCTTGCGATGTCTTTAACGGTTCGAGCTCGATTCCGTTTAAACAAATCGATATTTTACTTCTTTCGAGCAAGTTTTCGGTGGGGTCGATGTCTTTTACATTTACATCGAGCGTCTGAGAAAGTGCGCGTATTTCGAAAAGAAATTTAGATGCTTTTTCCTCCGGAATGTCAAACATTGTAAATATGCTTTCTTTGGTTAATTCCGGAAGATTAAACATAGGGTAAAGAGCCGTTCCGTCGCTCAAAAACTGTATATCATCCGGTCCATGATAGAGTATTATCGTTTTGTTACGTTTTAGGATTTGCTCTATTTTCTTTAATTTCATTTTTTGTGCTCCTTAATTCATTATTACTGCCGCGGCGATAAAAACAATAAAATTGATTATGGCTTTAATTGCGACGGCCGAAAACACAACGGCCGATATTATCAAAAAAATTGCTATAACGTAATATAAAATCTTATCCATGGCGTTCTCCTACCGGGATGATCCCGAGAATTACATAACCTTCTTTGCAATATTCAGGGTCGTTCAACAGATATGTAACCCTTACTGTAAGGGCACGGCCGCTGTATGTTCCCGCTCCGCTGTCATATTCATTCAAAATAAGAATGTCGCCGAGCTTGAACTCTCGGTCGTTTTTTCTTATTTCGAATGGTTTAAGCCCGATTTTAATATCCTCGTAATATTGAGGCTTGATTTTTAGTTCGTGTATCATTTTTCCCACCCTTTTTATTTGAGGTAATTTTCAATAACGACTTTCGCGGCTTCCCAGCCGTAACATATAGCCGTCATATATCCTTGTTCTTCGAGAGACGAAAGCCATTCTATTTGGTTTGCGGTCGGCTTGTTTTTTCCGGCTTTCATTTCAACAAACAAACCGTGATATCTTTTTTTCGCCACGGGTAAGCAGATGTCAGGGACACCAGCTCTTAGCCCTTCCGAGCGCATACGTGCTCCGGTATAAACGCTTCTTTTTCCCTCATTCGGGACGTGGAACAGCAATTTAAGCTCGGGATATTTGCCGCAAGCCCATTGTGCCCACCGAAAAAGGCATATTTGCTCTTCGCTCTCACTCATTGTTTTTGAGCCTTCTCCTGAAATTATCATTTTTTTATACCTCCGAAATTTTGTTGATTTTTGCTACTCATACACCCCCCAATCGTCGAGCGTCCACGGCGGCATTTCTTCTGTCGCCCGATACATAATCACCGATATGTACCAATGCCCGTTATATGGGTTTTTCCGAGCGAAGCAACGCTCGAAGCGATAGCCTTTGTATTTCCGCTCCCAAAACTCCGCGTCATTTACTCGCTCTTTCGCCCATTTCTCAAGCTGGCGATTTGACGTTCTGCCGTCTCGCCTTGACGGATCCGGCACTCGCGGTGGGGTCATATTCCGCGAGCAGATGTATTTTTTCTTTCCGGCTTCGGGCGTGCTTTTAAGCATATATTTTGCCGCCGTTTCCGGGCCGAACCGCTCCGGCTGATAATTGTTGACGTTAACTCGAACGCCCTTATCCCACATTCTCTCCATAAGCCTGTCGTCCAAGCCGCCGGTGATGAATAGGTGATAATGATAGTTTGTCCGCCCTTTTAGTATTCCCGTCTTATATGTGACCTCTTCAATCGTGTACGCATATTTGAACGGACGGGACAGAACCTTGATTTTTTCAACAAGCTCTTTTCGCTGTTCTTTCAGCTCTTTCCGCTCCGGAAGCACCGATAATGCAAGCTTCGCTTTTTTTAACTCTTTTTTTCGTCGTCGCTGAACCCGCGCTCGGTAATTCGCTAAAATTTTCTTTGCTTCCTCTCTGCTTTGGGGCGCCGAAAGCGGCGTGAACGTCGGATGCATAAAATAATCTTTTTCATCGAAATTTGCGTTAACAATCCGGCAGAATTCCCGCACGGCTTTGTTTCGGTTGTATTTCTCTTGCTCGGCCGTAGAGGGATTTGTTTTCGGTTTTCGCGATGGCATTCGCCGACCGTCCGAAAAAACCGGGTAGAAATCCACGTCAAGGAGCTTGCCCGAGTAGGTTCGCTTCTCTCTGTTCATGGCCGCCCGCCTTCCGTGGCACTGTACAGGTTCGCAGCGGCGTTGTTGATTTCGAAAACGGAGTTATAAAGAGCCGTGCGTAGGTACTGCTTCGGATTCCGTATTCGATACGGCACTTCGTTGTAATGCTCAAGTACGTATATGATGTGCTCGTTTTCGATTTTCGCGAAAACAGCCTGAACATCTCCGACCGGGCGTATAACCCCTCCGACCTTGAGCGCGTCAGATTGCCGAAGCCTCATAACCTCGGCGATGATAACCGCAAGTTCTTCAGCTTGTAATAGAAGCTCAACAGGGATACTGTCTATTTCAATTTGAGCTTTGATTTTTCCGAGCGTTTCATCGAATGACTGATTGACTGACTGATTATTAAAAAACAAAGTATTTGTCACTTCCTTTTCTTTTGCATTGTAGCCGTTTGCGTCTTCTTTATGTTCGAAAAGATACGATAGAATACAAGGCCGCCAAACGCCCAAACGGACGTTTTGAAAATTTGACAAATACCGAATTTCTTGATATACTATTTATACATGATTTTGCTTCGGTATTTACCGGGCGGCCGTCTTGCGTTGCTGCGCAGGGCGGCTATTTTTTTGTGTTTTTTTCTAAATTCAACATAAATTCTTCGTCTAAGCCGTAGAGGGTCGCTACAAGCTTAACCGGCAGCCGCTCTCTGATATGTTGCGGCACATTGACTTTCGGGGCTTTTGTTCCGAATTTTTTTTCGAGCAGCGGTATAACCGCCGTCTCAAATTCGAGCCTTTCTATGTCGTTGCACGGGCACCATGTCGGAAGCCCGAGCTTATCTCTGAAGCGTATAAACAGCTTTGCGACATATGGATTCCTTATGTTCACTCGGTAACCGTATTCGTCGCTTTCAAAAAGGAACGGGCGCAGCTCTTCTTCATTCACCACGGCTTAACCTCTCGTTTCTTCGGCTTGTATGTGTCGCAATGCTCGTTTGTCGCGTTTCTGTCTCGCGGCTTGCCTTGGTCGGCGAGGCTTACGCACATTTGTATTTGCATACATTGATTCGGCTTGTATAGGAATGCGCAAGTTTTGCAAATGCTATACGGAAAATTTGGGTCGGGAATATACTCTTTCTTTTCCGGGTCGTCATTGTGCCGAGCAATGATTCTGCGATTTTTTGTTCGTTTATTCGAAATCATTTTTTCAGCTCCTCGCGGCAAATCATCTTAAACAAGTCGCAAGCCGATATTCCCTGACGCTTGCACGCGCGATATATTTCGCGGCAGTCGCTTTCAAATTTAATAAATTTGTCTTCGTGATAGTAAGCGGCTATCAACGCCGCAATGCCTAACGCTTCAAGTGTTGTGCTGATAATCATTTTTAATCTCCTTTAATTCATGAAGAAATCGCGCAGACTGTCTCTGCTTACTCGCCACATATTTCCGAGTTTTTTTCCTTTGATTTCCCCGTTTTTACAAAGCTTTATCGCCGTATTCTCTGAACACTGCAAAAGGCAGCACACAGTTTCAATGTCCAAGAGCACGGGTAAGCTTTCCCATGAGGTTATTTTTTTTGTAAAAATTTTAACTGACATAAAAGCTCCTTTGTTGCGTTATGCAACATTCACTTCAAAAAAAATCGGAATTTCATTTGCTGGAATATCCAATGCCGCGCATATTTTCGAAACTTCGAGAATGTCAAAAAGCGATTTTCCGTTTATCTTATTTGATAAAGAATT